ATAGCCTATCTATCTATATACCGGTGGGCTGTAGCCATATCATGTATTGGTGTAGGGTGTATCCAAGTAATCATGTAAAGCTAATAAAAAAGGATAAGGATAAAGTCGCTATCTAAAGTAAACACTAAACTATATTTATTTATATCTATTCTAAAAGACTTAGCGTTTATGTTAGCTATGACCTAAAGTAAACGATAAATTATATACTTAGCGTTTAAGTTAGCCCCACGTCACAATATTTTTTCCCACTATATATAGCGTCTATTGGTTACCCACCGGGTATCCCTTAGCGATATGTAATAGTGCAAGTGCATACCCATCTATATTTAATTTTATAAAAAGGGAGATAGTATAGATAGGATATTTATAAATATGAAGGCGCATATATTATATATATATATATTACATACAATAATAATTCTTTTCTCTTTTTATTTATATAATATATATATATATATTGGGATGAAAATAACTTTTTAAAGGGCTGGGTAAAAGAGATAGTAGCTTCAAAATAATCACATGGAAGGAGGAACGAACCAAGTGAAGCCCAGCCCGATTGAGATTATAGCATAGGGCAATAAAAAAAAGAGAACGGATAGATACCCGCTCTCTTCCCAACAATAAACATCAAAGGAGTTAAAAATGATGTCCACAGTAGACGTTAGCATAGGTATTTTATTAAAGCAAGGAGTAAACCAGTATAGTGCAGATCAGACGTTTCTGGAGGTGGTCGAGGCGGAAGACAGGTTCCGCAATCTGCTTACCTCTCCTTGCGCCGTCATGCTACCATAGGATCATGCTTTTGTTATCGAAAACTTGTCCGAGATGTAAAAAAGTAGCAAGAGGAGACAGGGAGGGATTTACCTGCCCTATCTGTGGATGGAACGAGTATATTATTCCTGCTCCTCCCAAAGAACTCACCGGAAGTGTTCCACTTATAGATAGGTTCTTCTTAGCCTATAAAGGCACACACCCGAAATACAGGTACGTAAGAGCGTCTATCATAACGTTTCTTTATCTGACTCCGAAGAAAAAAGATAAGATTATTTACTTTATGGATTGTCCTCATGATAGATGTAATATACGGACGGCTGGCAAGAAGTCGTGGCAGTATTCTCTGAGGAAATTAGAGAAGAGTTACTTCAAGTTTGTTTGCAAGGATAAACATTTATGGTATCTTGTGGTGTTAAATGGCGAGCCGTTACATTGGCTTAGTAATGATATGGAGGTCGATATGCCTAAAGTCGGAAAGAAACATTTTTCATATACTCCTAAAGGCAGGACTGCTGCTAAGAAGTATGCAAAGAAGACCGGTAAGAAGATGACTAAGAAGAAGAAGTATTAAATGCCAGCTAGTAATGCACGTATAAGCGATCATTTAGCTAACAGACCCCAAGATGTTAAAGCTAGGCAGGATAAGTTCTTAGAGATATATGAGTCTGATGAAGGTGGAACTATTATCCATGCGGCAGAACAGGTAGGTATTTCCCGAAATACTGTAATGTACTGGAGAAGAGAGGATGTGCAGGGATTTGTTAAACGATTCGATAACGCCCATAAGACATTTTCCGAAAGAGGCGAGAAAAACTGGTTATATAAAAGACTTGAAGACCCAAAGTGTCATCCGAATCTAGTTATGTTTGCATTGAAAGCATTATTACCTAATAAGTATCGTGAATTAGCTATGAATACCGATCTGACAGGTGAAACTATCTTAGAAGAACTTAAACGAGCCAGAAAACAAATGGTGAATACCGCTAAAGAGGATATAAAAGATACCTCTGTAACAGTAGAACAACAAGTTAAGGACATACTTAGTAGTAAAGGGAATTGATGTCAGATGGCAATTCAAGCCCCTCCGAATACAGATCAGGTAGCCGAATATATTTATGGCAAAGTAGGATTTAAACCTACTGAGTTACAGAAACCTATACTCGCTTGTAAGAAACGATTTATACTCGTTGCAGGTGGTGAGCAAGCGGGTAAGAGTATAGTAGCCTCTAAATTTTTACTGAGTAGATTTTTAGATCACGAAGGTGCTGGACTCTACTGGCTGGTTGCTGCTGACTATGAAAGAACAAGAGCTGAATTTGAATATCTTGTTGACGACTTTGCGGCAATCGGTGTTCTCGCTGAAGCATCGAAAAGAGTCGATCCGGGAAAGATCATATTAGCCGATGGAACCAGAATAGAAACTAAGTCAGCTAAAGACCCAAGAACTCTTGCTATGCGCGCTCCTAACGGTATTATAGGATGCGAAGCATCGCAGCTAGATTTAGAAACCTTTCATAGATTGCGCGGCAGATGCGCTCCGAAGCGAGGGTGGATGTTTTTATCAGGTACCTTTGAAGGCTCATTAGGCTGGTATCCACAGATGTATCAAGCGTGGGAACACTCGTCTTCTTTAGAGGAAGAATCATTTTCGTTACCTTCTTATTCTAATGAATATCTCTATCCCGGTGGTAGAGATGACCCTGAAATTTTAGCTTTAGAGAAGGTAAGCAGCGATGACTTCTTTATGGAGAGAATCGAGGGAATCCCGTCACCACCACAGGGAATGGTATTTACTGAAATTAGACCAGATATTCATATTCAGGATGTGGAATATGAACCTGATGAACCAGTGCATATATGGATAGACCCCGGTTACGCAGAAGCATATGCATGTGAGATAGTTCAAATAATAAATGATCAGGTAAGAGTTATAGATGAAATCTATGAACGCGATCTGGTTACAGATGATATGATTGATATAGCACAATCCAGACCGTGGTGGCGCGATGCGGAGTTTGGTGTGATTGATATAGCAGGATACCAGCATCAGGCGATGGCTGCACCAGCAGAAGTCTGGCTGGAACGAACTGGTATTTATTTTGATTCACAGAAGATAAGAATTAACGAGGGAACAGAAAGATTAAAGTCCTTCTTAAAGACCGATCCGGTGGATCAGAAAGAAGCTCGCATTGTTTTTAGTCCAAAGTGTAAAGGTATACTTTCTGAGTTTGGAATTATGCCGAATCCCTTCGATGGACAGACTCGTGCGTACAGGTGGAAATATGATCGGGATGGAAATATAGTTGGCGAATCTCCTCAAGATCAGTATAATCATGGCGTTAAAGCCATAATTTATGGTTTAATTAATCGTTATGGTTATGGCTATATAACTGATAATAGAACAATTAAAGTAAGGCGTTGGTAAATGGCGAATTATAAGCCCGAAGAGATTATCGATCTTGTCGATAGTCATTATGATCTGACTGAACCACTACGCACCCGTATGGATGAAGACCATAAAATCTATCGTTTGGAAGAGTTTGATGCCGGTGAAGGATATCAGTCCTATACATCTAATGAACCACAAGTTTATGCAGATAAGCTGATCTCATGGATAACGTCTGCCGAGATGGTAACGAGAGTTCCATATAATAATTCTGAACGAGAGCAGCGAGAGAATAATGATGCAAAGGAAAGATTCCTTATCGGAATATTAAAAGCGGCTGATGACAGATTAACCGCTAAATTTCAGCCTAGTATAAGACAACAAATGGCTTGGTTTACTTGTATTCGTGGATGGTACGCTGGTCGCGCGTTATTAGTTAAGAATGAAGATGATGAGACTTACGTGGATATTCAGCCGTGGGACCCGATGCACACCTATTGGGCTGAAGGGAAACACGGACTCGCGTGGGCTTGCTATAAAACTAAGAAGACTCCATCAGAAATTAAAGCAATATGGGGAGTAGAAGTTAAAGGTGAAAACGCTGAACTCGATGACGATGACGCAATTGATGTTTATGACTTCTATGATGATGAAGATAATATAGTATGTACCGATGATACTGTCTTAAAGAAGCGAACTAAGCATGGTGCGGATAGAGTTCCTGTCTTTTTAGGACCGGTTGGTGCGAATCCTCTGGTTCAGGCTATTACTTTCAATAATAATGTAGATACTGTAGAAGATTATGGCGAGTCTTGCTATAAATCTTCACGATCTTTGTATGAGAAGCACAACTTTATGATGTCAACCATGCTTGAACTTACCGCTAGGTCCCGTAGACAAGGACTTAAAGTTAAATCCAGAGATGGAAGTAAGACTTTAGAGGAAGACCCTTACAAGGAAGGCTCTGAAATCGCTCTTGGACAGGGCGAGGACGTAGAACCACTCGGATTACTGGAGATGGCTAAGGAATCAGGGGCGTTTATGGGTCTTGTTGCTGGTGAAATGCAACGAGGCGGCTTACCTCACTCGATTTATGGTCAATTAGAGTTCCAATTATCTGGTTTTGCTATTAATACTCTTAGACAAGGTGTCGAAACTATATTAATTCCAAGACTTCAAGCTGTGGAACGAGCGTATCGAGCTATATTCCAGCTTATTTGCGATCAGTATATATCTGGCGCATTTAAGGCGATGGAATTATCAGGACAAGATCAGAACAGGATGTATTTTAGGGAAGAAATTACTCCAGATATGATAAAAGACGCAGGTGATGTAGAAGTTTCACTTATCGGACAACTTCCACAAGACGATATGAGTAAGATGAGTATGGCGCAGATAGCAAGAGAAGGAAATACTCCGTTACTATCAGATACGTTTATTAGAGATAATATCTTGGGCTTACAATCCGCTGATGCAATGGGAGATTCAATTAATACGCAAATGGCGGAAAGAACTTTACCTGAAGCGCAGCTTTGGACTCTGTTGCAAGCCGCTATCAGACAAGGCAGGGAGGATTTGGCTGAGTTTTATCAGGGAGAATTAATGAGAGTGTTTATGGCAAAAGCTATTGAACAACAACAAATGATAGCTCAGGCTGCACCGCAAGCTCAAGCTCCACCACAAGCTCAAGCTCCACCACAAGCTCCACCACAAGCTCCACCACCCCAAGGTATGGTTCCTCAAGGTGGAGGTGGACCAACTTTACCACCACAAGTAATGCCTGACGCAATGATGGGAGTACCACCAGTTGCACCAACCGCTCCACCGGGTCCTTCAGTTCCACCCGGAACTCCAAGACCGGGAGCGCAAGGCACAGAAGCTAGGCTTGCTAATATGGGATTAATACCAGTAGGACCGGGAGGTTAATATGCCAATGCTAGATAGGGGAATATATTCTATGATGACAGAGGGAGTAGACGCTATTCCTGCTGCGTTTGGAAGTATGACCGCGCAAGGAGTAGGGATTTATCCTGATGAGGCATCCCCATTTTCTCAATTTGAACAACCTGCTCAAGGAATGGGACTTTTGGGTGGGCAAACATACCAGTTTGATCCTTTAGTACCAGCGAATCTTCAAGCGGGAATGGTTGGTAGCGGAATGATACCCGGTCAACCAGTATCCTTTCGTGATCCAATATTAGATACTCTTATGCAACAGTATAGGGAACGGGAGGGGGGTCCGCCGCTAAGTGCTGCGGAGAAGTGGGCAAAACAAAGAGCTATTGAAAAAGCTAAAGCTACTGCTAAGTGGACAGCTACAGAAAGTGAATTAGAGAAACAATTAGGTGATAAAGGTAAAGCAGTATCTATTCTTGTAGCTGCTGATGTCGGAGATGATCCATTACAAAGGTCATCTGGAGAAATCGAAGCATTAGCTGAAAGAACTAATGAGGCTAGAGCTAATAGAAGGGTAAGAGATGAACGAATAGAAAAAGCCGGTGGTTTACAAAATCTTCTTGCAAGACAAGTAGCATCATCAGATGAAATACAAACTACTTTACCAGATGGTACTGTTATAAAAGAAAGTCCTTCTGAAGCATTAGGACAAAACAGATTCCCCGGTCTTGGTAGAGCAGGAATCCTCGATATGACAAATGTGGATGAAAACGGGGATTTAGTTATAGAGGATCAGGCTACTGATCAAGCTGCTGCTGGTGCGTTAGATACTCTTGGTGAGGATGTACCACTAGGATTAAAAGGTACAGAAAGAATTTCTCCTCTTGGAGAACAAACAGATACAGCCGCTGCAAGAGCAGCTATGGATAGAGATAATGTCATTATAGATGCTGCCGGAAATGTAACTCAAGCAGGTCAAGCTGGGATGGCAGGTCAAATAGGACAAGCAGCTCAAGCAGGACAGATAGGATTTTTAGGAACTGAGTCACGTGATCCATATACTGCTATACCCGGATTAGAAGAATATTTCGATCCTACTATGATTGAGACTCCTGCTGAAGTATATCGAAAACAGCGACTAGGTGATATTTCTGGAGTTCCTTTAGGTGTCTTACTAGACCCTAATCTTCAAAATGCTTTATCTAGAGGGTTTACTCCTACAATGGGAAGATTCTTATTGCAACAAGCCCTACAAACAGGTGCTGATTTTCCGGGTGGAGAATTAGGTATGGGTACTACTGAAGCATTTCAAGACTTTTTAGAAGAAAATCAAAGGTTGGCTACAGCAGATTACCGAACAGGATATTCTGATCTTGCTGATTATCTTAGAATGTTATCCCAACCACAAGCTCTTGAAGGTATGCCTCCAGCACAACTTGCTAGATGGGCTAGTATATTTGGTGAAGGAACGGATGATCAAATGAAGACCGGCATTTTACAAATGTCTATTGCTGCACTTGGAGTTCCACCGGGTATGGGTAGTCGTGCTTATAATGGTCTTGAGAGAATATATGATGTTATGATCACTCGATACGGTGAAATAGCTGGTAGAGCGCAATTTACTAATTGGGTAGCATCCGCTTATCCAGTTCCTTATAAGAATGTAGCTCAAAATCAAGTTACTAAAGAAAAAGTAATTACTAATGCAGTTACTGCTTCTGGAGCTACTAATAATAATGAAGTTAATCAAGTAGTTAATAATGTTGAAAATGAGATTGCTGAAGAAGGTATGCAACCTGAGAGAGCACTAGCTGTAACAGGACAAGATGTTTACGCTCCTACACCAGAAGAAGCTGCTGTAGTTCCTACTACTACTGACCAACCTGCATTTGAAACAGATGTAAGAGGTAGGGTCACTTATACAGATAGACCTAAAACTCCAGAGCAACAGCAAGCAGCCTTGGAAACTGCTCAGGAGTATATGCAGCGACAGGCTACAATGATTGGTGGAATGCCACAAGCAGGGATGCCGGGGCTTGCAGGAGATTTGCCTTCTCCAGCCGTCCCAGCAGGTGGGGAAGTTGCGTATGATCCATTTACTGATGTTGCTCCACCTCCAACACCTATGAATATTCCTACATCTCTAGGAGGTCAGTATGGAGAAGATGCTCAGGGAGTATATCAGCTAAGAAAGGATGGAGCTAAAACTTATCTTAAAGACCCTGCTACTGGATTAGGGTTCGGAATTTCAGGTAATTTAGCCTATACTATCGGTGGTACTCCTACTACGAATAGAACATTTAATATTGGTGATTATTCTAATCTTGTAGAGACACTATATCCTACAAGAGTAATGACTGCTGGTAAACAAAAACGAATTGATTATTCTATTATTCCTAAAACAACTTGGGAAACAAAGTATCCTGAGTCTGAGTTTGGTATTGATCCATATAAGGGAGTTGAAGATAGATTTATACCTCCAAAAACCATCACTTCTCCAAAGGCTAAAGGTATTAGGAATGTTCCACCTCCTTTACCGATAGCCGGGGAAAAGGCTAAAGGTAGTATATTCGGTGAATCGTTTAGAGGTAGATAAGGAGAGATAATATGGCTAATGGCAATCTAAATACATTCGATGATTTTTATTCAGGCATGTTAGAGGGGCAACCTCAAATGGCATATATGGGTGCTGTTGCTAATCAGCCTTTCCGTGGTACTGCGCCTATGCAACAACGTGCTAGGGATTATTGGGCTAACCAGTACGGTAATGTTTATAATCGATATATGGGACAACGAGCGCAAGAGATGCAAGGGCGAGTTGATCCTTCTAAATGGACAACCTTCTCTAATTTTCTAAGTGACTATCCTACTATGACTCAAACTAATAATTTAACCGGACGACCTACTGATGTGCCGGGACAATTCGCTCGTAGATACGCTGCGTTAACTCCATATCAAAGAGGAGTATCTACATCTAGATTCGCACCTAGTACAAGGCATATTTACTTCTAATGATGCAACAACCCATATCACCGGAAGAGATTGCGCGTCAAGCAATCAATCCCGATCCTACGATTTGGGATAAGTACTTAATCCCTGCATTTGAAGGGATTACTAATGCTCCTGTTATAGGACCTGCATTACGAGGTATAGGTCAGGGATTAGAGTGGCTTCAGGAAGAAGTAATCAATCCACCTGTTACAGAAATGTTACAGTATTTACCTGTAGGATGGGAAACTACTGCTACACCTCCAGAGGACTTTGGTATAGCTCCATGGAATGAAGCATGGTGGAAACTTAAAAGTGGTAATCCAACATTAGATTTAGATGCCTTTACTAAGTTTGTACCTGATGAAGAAACTGGTGGTACTAAAAGACAATTAGTACCTAGTGCTATATTAGATGCTATATTAGCTCCTACTATAGGGGCTGCTCAGTCTTGGTTTAAAGGACCAACTCCAACTCCGGGTACAGAACGTGCAAGGGAACTTAACGAAGCTATCTTAGCTCTTGAAGCACAAACAGGTAATGATGCTACAGATAAACAAAGGATGGCATTGTTAAAAGAGATACAACAACTACCACCATTTTTAAGAGGCGCAGCAGAAGACTTGCCTTATTGGTTTGTTCCATCCGCAAAAGCTACGCAAATCGGATTACGAGCTAGTAGAGTCGGTAAGACTATGAAAGCACTGGAGAAGGTATCTCCGCCTACATCTAAAGCTGTATCAGAAGTACTAGAAGGTGCAGCAAAAACATTAGAACCACTAAAAAGAGTAGAAGATTTAACAGAGGCAGCAGTTAAAAAGGCGGTTAGTCCTATTGGTAAAGTGTTACCTAGAGGATTTGTAAAATTAGACCATCAAGGTAGAATAAAATTATATAAACAACTGGCTGAGGACGAAAATGAATTACTCGATCAAGGGCATAGATATATAGATGAAAAAGATAACATAGAGAAATTATTAACAGCTCAACATTCTTTAGATTCTTTAAATGAAATGGTAAAGGAAACGTTAGGTATTAGAGAAAAGCTATATGAAATACGTCCAACTCGTAGAGGAGAACGTATATTCAGAAACAAAACTCCAATCCCTCAAAATGTAGCAGTTAGATGGCAAAAAGATATAACAGGTGAGGACTCTGTTCTTACAACGGCTAGTAATAGACTACGAAGTATGAAGCCTAGAGATGTTCCTGAATTATCTTATACAAATAGACAAGGAAAAACTATAACTGCGAAAAAATTAGTTGAAGAAGCTAGAAAGGATTTTCAGACAGGATTCCACTTAGCAGGAAATGATCCAGATCGCTTTACAGTAAGATGGGGAGCTAGAGGGAATATAATTTCTAGAAAAAAAACTATCGTACCTGATGAAAGATTTGAAACAAGAAGAATATCTGCTAAAACTGGCGAGCCGATAAAAGGAAGAGTAATAGATTTTGAGGATCACCCATGGTTCTCAAGACCATTTGATACAAAAGAAACTATTAGTCTTAGTAGGGTTAAGAAAGCTAATCCAGAAAATAAACCTGCTGACAAACTAGATGAATATAAGGTTGGAAATACTGTTGAGATTCAAGAGAAATTAGGACTTCAATTAAGTAATAAACAACAAGAAAAATATAATGAACTTTTAGAAGATTATTTAGAGACAGCAGAAGGGTATAACTCTGAGGCGGCTGCTCATTATAGATTAGAACTAGATAGATTAAATTCACATGCAGGAGATGCGGTCGAGAGTCAAACTAGTTTTTTGGATATTGAGTTAAACAGACCTATAAGAGCAGATGGATTTGTAAATGAACAATGGGGATCAGCTTTTACTCGCCTAGATGAACTTTCTGCTCCACGAATGAAAGGGTGGGCTGCTAATCTCCATAAAGCTAGACAACGTAAATTAGAGGATGGGATTGATTGGACAGTTCAGGATCGTGTCTATCCGATTGAACGCTATGCTACCAGTGAAGCAGCGATTGATATGCACAGGTTGGCAAAATCGAAACCTTACATAATAAAAGATTTTACAGGCAAATCTCGACAGATTAACGAATTAGGTCCTCAATCGGAATTAGCTAATCGTATAGTTGATTATCTTTCACCCGGTTCTTCGGATTGGTTTATAAAGAATCTATTTAGATTCCATGATAGTAGTACAGCTTTACGTGTATTACAGGATGATTATTTTAGATCAATCGATCCACAAGCTGCATTTAAAGCGGGTAGTCATAGAGATGTACTTGCAGGTGTAATGCTTGCTAGTGGCGCACCGTTAAGAGGTTTTACAAAATATGAAGAGTTTATGAAGGGTGTTGTTCTTAGACAATTAGCAGAAGCAGATAATGTAACTGAATGGGATGTTGAAAAACTATTATTAAAACGTCACTTTGATGAAATCCATAATGCTACAGGTGGTGTTAGAAATAAAGATAAAATGCCAAGGGTATGGAATAAGGAAAAGGAAGAGTTCGTAGAAGGAAACGAATATCTTGGCTGGGAAAAAGAAGTACAAGAAAAATTATCTGAAAGTGATTGGGCGATTGCAAATAATATAGCTGAAGAAGTAAGAGATCAATACCGTAAATTCTTAGATGACGATGTAGCTGAGGGTATTATTACAGCGAAATTTCGTGATGAATTAAACGATGAATATAAATGGTATAACCCTATAGATATACTTGATTATCACGAGAAAGATGCAACTATCTTTGCTAGAGGAACAATGTCTGTCAGAAGCACAGGTATTATGAAACTATCCAGAGATGCTGATATTAGTGATTTGGCAATGAGTCCACCTATAGGAGAAGTTCTTGCTAAAAGATTTGTTGTGCATGAGCTTAGGATACATAGAAACAGGACTACTAAAGCGTTTGCTCAACTCGCAGGAAGGTCTAAAATAGGTATTGTAGATGTTACTAATAAACTTGTTAAGCAGAAACATGTAAATCCTAAAGGACAAGTTTGGGATAAAGATAAGTCTGCATACGTTTCAGCACAAACATTAGAGACAGTAAGTAAAACAAATAAGGAGTTATATGATGAAACTCTACAATCAGGGTTTCTTACATTTTACGAGAATGGACAAAGGAAAATCTATGGTTCTATAGATAGTAGAGGGCATGCTGTGCCTATTGATAAGGCGTGGTGGGATACGCTTAATGGACGAGCAGGTTTAAATGTACGTAGCGACTTAGAAGTTGAAAATATATTTGCTGCTGCTAATTCATTTTTCAAATCAACTTATACCACATTCGATCCTTTATTTATGATAGGCAATGGATTAATTGACCAATTAGTAGTAGGACTTAGATACAGAATATTGCCAACTACTATATGGATGAGGTTAGCTAAAGATATTACTAATAAGGCTTCACAGGGCGAGATAAGATTTAAAAACCTTATGGAGTTACAAGGAGTTCGTGGTACTTATTACGAGACTGCAAATAGACGTATGCGAGCTATGCAGAAAGAAGTTGATCGAATTGGTAAGAAAAATACTGCTTCAAAAAACGCTACTGATGGTGCGGTAGTTATGGACGCTACTCAGGTTAGAGCTATCAGTAAAGTAGTTGCAGATTCTGCTGCAAAGAGAATGAAACCATTAGCTAAACTAGGTAATGCAATTAGAACGACAGGAGAAATTGTTGAACAGACTCCACGATTAATTGTAGGAGAAAGAACCTTTAAAAGACTGGTTGGAAAAGCTGAATGGGATAGGTTAATGAAACTATCCAAGGAAGATTGGAATAGAGAGGTATATAGTAATTGGAACAATACGGGAAGAGGGTTGGTAGATAGTCCAGAATTAAAACAGGCAGCTATGAACGCAATCGAAGCTACTATTAATTTTGGTAGAGGCGGAGATCAGATAAGAAGATGGAATAATTATCTTATGTTTCTTAATGCTTCATTTGAAGGAGCAAAACTACCTTTCCGTATGCTTGGTATTGACCTTACTCCTACATTTGTTCCGAGAGCAGGAGCAACGGTAGGTGGAAGACAGTTTGGTATTGGTTCATGGCGACCAAAGATGGGTAAACGAAGAGGTGTTACCGGTACTTACGATGATCCATTAGGAGTATCATTCTTAGATAAGCAAATAGGTCCACGAGGTACAGCCGCAATTACTGTATCAATGGCTATGACTACTTATGCAGGATTACACTTAGGTTATAATTTCCAACATGCTGAGTATTGGGATATTCCCATGGATATTAGATATAACAGTTTAGTATTTATGTTACCTGCTGAAACTGATGAAGATGGAGTAACTTTAATTGATCCATCTACTGGCAGACCAAAGCCTAGATATATTACTATTCCGCATAGATTAAGAGAATTATCATTATTTTTTGGAACTATTACTTATTTATTAGAGTCTTCATTTACAGAACATCCTACGGATTGGGGAGATTTTATAGGACAAGTATGGAATGCATCATCTCCAGTTAGCGATCTTCCTTTACCACAGGTTGTCTCGCGAGGAGCTGAAGAAATGTTTGGGTATGATTTATATAGAGGACGAGAAATCGAAAATCCTGAATATGCACATCTTCCTGTTGATGAAAGACATAATAGCTATACTTCTGAATCAGCAAGAATAATATCTGAGCGATTAGGTAATTCAGACTGGTTGCCTGATATTATGAAAAAATCTCCTCAGAGAGTAGAACATCTCTATGAAAATATATTCGGTGGCGTGGGTAAACGAGCTTTAGATTTAACTGATTACGCAATATTACTTATAGAAGATTTACGTAAAGCTGAAGATAGACCTATGAAAGAACATGTTAAAGAATATAGGAATAACATGACTCAGCTAGAAAGAAGTGAGTTTTTAGCATTTTTAGAGCGAGATCAAAGGGAGGCATTTGAGAAGGAATTAAGACGACCTGTTCTTGCCGAAGGTAATATAGTAGACCAAATCTTTGATGCTACTGGGCTTGGACCTAGATTCTCTCCTAATCGTGGTGGAGGAATTAAAGAGACGCAGATACGTGCAGCGGAAGAAGTTATGCCGAATGTTTCTGCTAAACAATCTGCTAAACTTGCAACACAATTAAGACAATTCGATACCGAAATGCAAGCATTAGGATATGAAAATGATCAGAAACTTGCTGACTGGGAAGCTAAAGATACTGCAACTTTAACTGCTTCAGATTGGAATAAATTATTAAGTCCTACTGACTGGATTAAAAAGAATAGACAAGATTACTTTGCTAAACAAGGTGCATTATTAATTAGTAGATATCAGAATCCAGAAGCTGTTCAGTGGCAGGATGATGCGACTAAAAGACGTTGGTATGAGGCTTATTATACTGCTGGAGGAACTATGCCCGACTTGCGTAGTCAGGTAGATGAACTAGTAACTGGTTTTTATAATATTCCATTTCCCGGTGATGATAATGCTAGCCCTACTTTAACTATGGCTGAATCATTTAGAAATCAGGATGAATATATATTAGCTATGCAGGAACTTGCAGAAACTAATGGTGAACCTGAAGTATATAACGAGTTCATAAGATCATTAGATAAGAAGTTAAGACCAAGAGAAAAAGAATATAAACAGGATATGAGATATCTTAGTGAATGGTATGATGCAGGTAGCACTTTAGATAGTTTGCTTGGTGCTGGAGCGTCTACTGAATATCCTGAACTTGAATTAAAATGGCAATCATATCTCGCGGCAGATAGTGCAACAAAAAATCATATACGATCTCAGGATACTCAAATAAATAACTTAGTTAATAGGCGTATACGTGAAAGAAAAATAATAGTAAGAAAAAATTGGAATACAGAAAGATACCCTCGTATGGATTTCTTACTTGCGTATTGGAGAGGTGGGAATTACACTCCAATATCCCCATTAGGTATAAATGTAAAGTCTAAGTTATATGGAGGTTCTGGTTTAGAAGCAGGGGAAATGGAACAGTATAGAAATCCTGAACTTGGAGTTGGCGTTGACTAATGCGGTATACTAATAGTATTTTAAGGTCGAAAGGATAAAGAATGGTAAATCAGACAGAACAACCAACAGAGAATACGGATGCAGCGGTAGATACTGGAAATACTACTACGGATATAACTGATGAGTTTGCCGGAGCAGGTACATTTGAAGATGTAACTACCGTTCCAACAGATGATACTCCTGCTGAATCTTCAGAAGGAGAGAGTGCTGTAGAGGAACCGGCTCCTGCACCCGAAGAGGGTACTCCCGCATCTGATACTCAGACAGAGGATAGTCCTGTTGATATAACTAAGCGTATTGAAGAGTTAGAACAACAGAATCAATACTATCAACAACAACAACAACAATCACAGTTGCAATCACAAGGTACACAATATAAACAACAATTAGAACAACAAGGGTATTTGCCTGAACAGGCAACTCAAATTGCTCAAAGTTGGATGGCTCAACAGAGTCAGGTGGCACAAACACAGCAGCAGCAGGAACAACAGATTAAGTTCTACCAAGGACAATCTTCCGCTGCTGAACATTTTGCAGATAAGTATAAATTAAATATATCTGATCTTGCAGAATTAAGAAATAGTCCTGATCCTAAATCAATGGAAGCAGTAGCGAAGCGAATGGCTTCAGATAGAAAAAAGGACGCTAGGATAGCTGAGTTGGAGGCTAAGCTAGTACCTCAGCAGACTTTTGATGATAGCCAATCGACTCCTGCTGCATCTAATAATGAGGATAGGTTACTTGAGCGGTATAACCAAGGCGACAGGTCGTCTGAAGCTCAAGCAGCAGCACGAAGGGCTGCTGGGTTAGCATAAATTTATATAATATAAGGAGAATTTAAAATGGCACAAACAGCAACAACTGGTAATTTAGAAAATGCCCAACGCATTATACTCTCGGCTGCAAGATATACAGAAGAGCATAACGCTCCAGCACTCGCACTTATTGAGCAGTTCAAGCTCCCTAAAGGGGCTAAACAAGTAACCGTTCCAAAAGTTGCACAGATGTCCATGAGCGACTTAACAGATGGTCAGGACATAATTGACGAAGAAGATATTGGTATGACTACCGTTGACCTTACCGCATCTGAGGTAGGAGCAAAGGTAATTCTTACTGA